AACCAGCGGTATTAAGATTCGCGGTACAGGTGCAGCTACCAAAGGTACGATGGCTCGCGGCCCTATGGCTTAAGGTTTATATGGCAACACTAGGTTCGTTGACTTATGCACAGTTGGTGGCTGCGGTAACTGATTACACGCAGAACACCTTTGACACGACTGACATGAACACCATGATTCAGCAGGCGGAGCAGCGCATCTATAACACGGTGCAGCTGGCTAACTTACGTAAGACATCAACCACGGCTTTAACACCAAGTGTTAACACCTTTAATGCGCCTACAGACTTACTGTCGATATATTCGTTTGCTGTAATTGACGCTAGTGGCAACTACATTTATTTGCTCAGTAAAGACCCAGCGTTTATGCAAGAGGCGTATCCTAATCCTGCTACAACAGGGACACCAAAGTACTACGCACTCAACGGCCCCGCATCACCTGTAACTCGGTTGCAGTTTATTCTTGGCCCTACACCTAGCGCTGCTCTGGTAACAGACCTGAGTTATTTTGCGATGCCAGAATCCATTGTTTCTGCATCTACTACATGGTTGGGTGAAAACTTTAGTTCAGTGTTGCTGTACGGCACGCTGTGCGAAGCTGGCGTTTACATGAAGAGCGGTCAAGACGACGGCATGTACAAAATGTATCAGGAGCGATATGTACAAGCGATTGCGTTGCTTAAAAACCTTGGCGATGGTAAACAGCAAACTGATACCTACCGCAGTGAATCAAGGACAGAGGTTGCATGAGCATCGTTCAAGGTCAAACCACAAGTTTCAAAGCGGAGTTATACCAAGGTATACATGTGCTTACCACCGACGTTATCAAGATTGCCTTGTACACGGCGAGCGCCGACCTGAATGCAGATACCACAGTGTATTCAGCTTCCAACGAAGCATCGGGCGGCAACTACGTGGCTGGTGGAGCGATCCTAACACCCGTGACTGTTTCGTCATCTACATCTGATGCGACCGCGTATGTGGGCTTTCCAAACTACTCATGGACTGGCACAATTACGGCACGGTGCGCATTGATCTATAACTTTAGCAAGGGCAACAAATCCATTGCAGTGTTAGACTTTGGAAGTGACAAAACGCAAACCAATTTTACGATCACAATGCCCGCCAATACATCAACAACAGCGTTGATTCGCAGTTCATACTAGGGGTAATAAATGACCACCGCATATTCCTCACTAATTGGTTTAGCTTTACCCGTTCAAGGCGAACTTGACGGTACATGGGGTGACACTGAAAACAATGCTATAACTAGCTATTTAGACGTTGCGATTGCTGGCACGCAGACCCTATCTACCAACGCAGATGCCACGCTGGTTCAGACTTTTGGTACAAACTTAGCCACCAACATTGGCGCTACTACAGCTCAGTACGCCGTCATTAGATGGACGGCAAGTAACGGCGCAACCACACGCAACATTAACGTACCCAACAGCAGCAAGACTTATGTAGTCATCAACGATGGTACAGGCTCAATTGTTTTGCGTGGTGTAACAGGCCCAACAACAGGCATTACGATTGTTTCTGGTGAAAAGTGCGTAGCGGCTTGGAATGGTTCTGACTTTGTCAAAGTATCTACTAGCGTGGCTGACGGTGTTACAAGCGTAGGCGGTACAGGCACGGTTAATGGCATTACTTTAACGGGCACAGTGACCTCTACAGGGAATTTGACGTTGGGTGGAGCGTTGACGGGCGTAAATCTTGCAACCCAAGTGACAGGTACTTTGCCTATTGCCAACGGCGGTACAGGCTCAACTTCTACAACGTTTGTCAACTTAGCCTCTAACGTAACAGGTACTTTACCTGTTGCCAACGGTGGCACTGGCCTTGCAACAACCACCGCATATAGCGTGGTGTTTTCAGGTACAACTGCTACTGGCAACTTTCAAGCAACTGCTGGCCCCGGCACTGCTACGCACGTTTTAACAAGCAATGGCGCGGGAGCGTTACCAACGTTTCAAGCTGCTTCAGGCATTACAACAGGTAAATCAATCGCTATGGCGATGATCTTTGGCTTTTAAGGAAAGAAAATGGCAAATCCAAATATCGTAGCCGTCACGACAATCTACGGCACAACAACGTACTACACACCATCGGGTACAGCTGCTGTTGTGTTGCTACCTAATGCAGCTTCAAGCGGCAAGGTGTTTAAGATTAACCAGATTGTTGTTGCAAACGGCACGGCTTCCGCCGCTAATACAACAGTTTCAATTTACAGCAATGGCGCGGTAGCGCAGGGTTCGGCCCCATCAGGCGGTACAGCATACCCAGTGGTCAATACAGTTTCCGTACCCGCCAATGCGTCTTTAATTGCTGTTGATAAAACTACAGCTATTTATTTGATGGAGGGTACATCCATCACCATCACATCAGGCACAGCTAGTGCGCTGTCTTACACAATCAGCTACGAAGACATTTCATAAGGTCTGACATGAGCAGGCGTTACAAAGGCGGGGTAATTTCCGCTACCGCTCCCACAACATCATCTAGCGCAGCAAAGGGTGTGTGGACGCTTACGCAACAACTCCAAGCAATCGCGGCATCAAATTGGCCTTTTTCTGGTCAACAAGCTTATACGTCAGCAGGAACTTACACATGGACTTGTCCAGTAGGTGTAACTTCTGTTTGCGTTGTTTGTATTGGCGGTGGAGGCTCTGGTGCTACTGGTGTTACGTCTAGCAAAACCAATGGTGGTGGTGGCGGCGGTGGTGGCCTTGGTTACATAAATAGTTACAGTGTCACACCCGGATCTAGTTACACAGTTGTTGTCGGTGCTGGCGGTACTGTTGGAGTTAATGGCACGCAAGCCAATGGCAATACTGGCGGTGATAGCTACTTTGTTAACAATAGCACTGTAAGAGGCATTGGTGGTTTTGGTGGTACTGCTGGTGGTGCTGGAGGTGCTGGTGGCTCTTACTCAGGAGCAGGATCAAATGGAGGTACTGGCGGTGCAGGTGGAAATGGCGGTACTACCAATCTAAGTTATGCATCATATGGGGGTGCAGGTGGTGGTGGTGCTGCTGGTTACACTGGCTCTGGTACTGGTTATGGCGGCACTTCTGGAAGTACAGCGGGCGATACTGGCTCTGGCGGTGGTGGTGGCGGCGGTGCTACTTGGAGTTCATCATCAATTAATGAAGGTGGCTCTGGTGGTGGTACTGGAATTTTAGGTCAGGGACTTAATGGGGGTGGTGCTGCTGCCAATACTGGAAATGGTGGCGGTGGCGGTTCTGGTGGCTCTACTGGTGGCACTTTTGGAGGTGCTGGTGGTTTATATGGTGGCGGTGGCGGTGGTGGTTACTGGTATCAATTTGCAAGTAGCCCGCCAACTATTGGTTCGCCGGGCGGTGTTGGCGCAGTAAGAATTATCTGGGGCGCTGGACGATCCTTTCCCTCAACAAATACAGGTGATTTATAAATGAGCGCAAGATACCCCGGCGGGTTTATTACAAAGACACCTACAGCACCAACATCATTGGCTGCTCCGGGGATATGGACGCTTGACCAAGCTATGCAGAATCAACTAGCTGGCAACTGGCCCGCGCCTCCTCCTAAAATATATATTGAAGATTTGTTTAGCACATGGCTGTATACAGGTGATGGTGTTGGTGGCGCAATCAATAACAATATTAATTTATCCGCCTACGGCGGTATGGTTTGGACAAAAGGTAGATCTCTTGGGTTTGATAATTGGCTTAGCGATACAGCTAGATCTCTTTCAAATGGGCCTATTAAATCAAATTCTACCGCTGGGGAGCTTGGCTTTACTTACGGTATAAATAGCTGGCTTACCACTGGATACAACACAACTGCTGACAACGCCTTTCAAAACCTCGGCACTACATTTGTTTCATGGGCATTCCGAAAGCAAGAAAAGTTCTTTGATGTTGTGACTTGGACTGGTAACGGTACTAACAGAACTATTGCGCATAGTCTTGGTTCTGTTCCCGGTTGCATTTTTGTAAAACGCCTAGACACTTCGTCAGGTTGGCGGGTGTACCACAGAAGTTTAACAAACACCGAGGCTCTTGCGTTAAACGACAATGGCGCTAAAACAACAAGCTCAACATATTGGAATAGCACAACTGCAACAAGCTCGGTTTTTAGTTTGGGAACTGATGGAAACGTTAATTCTAATACCTCTACTTACGTAGCCTACCTATTTGCTCATGACGCAGGCGGCTTTGGTGATTCTGGTTCAGACAATGTAGTTTCGTGTGGGACGTTTACTACTAATGCTTCTGGAATAGCAACTGTAACACTGGGCTATGAGCCTCAATGGGTTGTAATTAAATCAACTGCGTCAGGCGTATGGAGTTTGCTTGATAACATGAGGGGGTTTTTTAACGGTGGACAAGATGCTTTGTTACAACCAAATAGTGCTAACGCAGAAAATGATAATACTTACGCAATTGCTACTCCTACTGCAACAGGTTTTGTGACTGACGGAATTAATGCAACTATTATTGACGCATCAACAACGTATATTTACATAGCCATCCGCCGTGGCCCGATGAAAGTACCTACAGTGGGTACAAATGTGTTTTTACCAATTACAAATTCTAATAGTACTGGAGCCACACAAACCACAGGATTTCGTGTTGATGCGCAAATTGAAACATACAGGCCGGGGACAACTGTTAACTCATTCTTTGTTGATCGGCTACGTCCAGTTAGCACAACACCTACAGGGGGCGGTGAATATTTAATTTCTTCAGCAACTGACGCAGCATCTACTGCTACGTACGTTACAACACAGTATTGGAAAAATGCTAGCTTTCAAACGCCCGGTTTCTATGGTGGAAGTTCTGCGGTTTATTGGAGTTTTCAACGCGCCCCCAGCTATTTTGATGCAGTTTGCTATACGGGAACGGGAAGTAATACAACTCAAACGCATAACTTGGGTGTAATTCCTGAGTTAATAATTGTCAAACGCAGAGATACAACCGCTGATTGGGACACATATTGTTCTGCGCTTGCAAACACAGAATATGTTGTATTAAATACAACCGCGGCTAAAGCAACGGGCGCAACTCGCTGGAATAGCACAACGCCAACAGCTTCTGTTTTTAGCATTGGGACAAGCACCACAACAAATGCTAGCGCGGGAACTTACGTGGCCTACCTCTTTGCAACCTGCGCTGGTGTTTCCAAAGTAGGTACATACACAGGTACAGGCGCACTATTGACTGTTAACTGTGGGTTTACTTCAAGCGCAAGATTAGTTTTAATTAAACGCACTGATTCAACAGGCGGTTGGTATGGGTATGACTCTGCGCGTGGTATTTCATCTGGAACCGATCCATATTTATTTTTAAATGACGGTTTAACGGGTGAAGTTACAGGTACAAACTATGTTGATACCGACACAACTGGGTTTAAAGTAACCGCCGCTGCACCTGCTGGTTTAAATGCCTCTGGTGGTACATACATCTTTTTAGCGATTGCATAATCATGTGGGACTGGGTTGAAGCATTTGTTGCCGCAGCCTGTGTAGCCTGCTTCATCATAGCAGGCAGTTATCTTGTTCTTTGGGCGTTTCCGTGATCGATCCCATCACAGCTCTAGCTGGCATACAGTCGGCTGTCAAACTCATCAAGCAGGCTTCAAAAACCGTTGATGATGTAGCATCGCTCGGCCCTGTGCTGGGTAAGTATTTTGATGCCAAGTCTACTGCGTCCAAGGCGGCTGTAGAGGCTAAGAAGAAGGGTGGCTCCAGTATGGGTACAGCCTTGCAGATTGAGATGGCGTTGGATCAGGCGGCGGCTTTTGAAAAAGAATTACAGATGCTGTTCTTCCAAGCCAACAAGGTAGACGTTTGGAACAAGATCAAAGCCCGCGCACAGGCAATGGATGTGGAAGACGCACACAACGCTAGGCGTGAAAAAGAAGAAGCCGCTAAGAAGAAAAAGAAAGATCAAGAACAGTTAGAAATAGGTCTGTTGTTTGGCGGCATTGCCTTGGTGTTGTTCTTGGTGTATGTGGGTATCTATGAAGCAATGGAACACTGCGCACAAGTAAAGTGTGGGCGATGAATGAGTACCAGAAGACCGCTGACATGGCATTCAAGATTGTTGGTGCGTGGTGGGGCGCTAATTTGTTTTTGGACATCATCCGCGTACTGCCAAACTTTATTTCGGACAAGATTGTCAACATGCTTTTAGGAAAGATTGGACTATGAGCGAACCAAACGAAAAACACGCTTTGATTGAGAAGGTAGCATTTGCCATCCTGCCAATTCTGTTCACTTGTGTGGTTTACTTGATGAACTCACTATCTCACCTGTCGCATGAAGTGACTGTGTTGAACAACAAGATTAGTTTGGTTGTTACTTCAGACAACAAACAAGCTACCAATACGGGAGCAGAACTAGCCCGTGAGAAGTTACGTCAAGACTTGGAAAAAGAGATTCAAAAGAATCGTGATGACATCATGCACAACAGGCAAGACATTGCTGTTATTTACGAAAAACTGGGGAAAAAATAATGTTAACCTTACTCTCAACTCTTATTTCTTTTCTGATGGGTGGTTTGCCCAAACTGCTGGATTTCTTTCAAGACAAAGCTGACAAACTTCATGAACTTGCTCTAGCTCGCTTGCAAATTGAACGTGAATTAGAACTGCGCAAAGCTGGCTTTGAAGCCCAAGAGCGAATTGAACACATCAAGTCAGAGCAGTTGGCTACGGAAAGCGCGGCAAACACTACGCAAGCCCTGATAGGCGCACAGCAAGCTGAAATGCAAGCAATCTATGCCCACGACACAAGTTTAAACGAAGGAACGTCCCAGTGGATGCGGAACCTTCGCGCCAGCGTTCGCCCCGTCATTACTTATGGTTTCTTTTTCTTGCTAGTGTTTGTGGATGTGGGGCTGTTTGCTTATGGCTGGCACAACGGTGTGACATTTGTAGAGTTGGCTGAGATGCTGTGGGACTCTGACACCCAAGCGTTGTTTGCCTCAATCATTGCGTTCCACTTTGGTGGTCGGGCGTTTGGTAAATGAACATCTCTGACAAGTGCCTGCACATGATCCGCCACCATGAGGGGGTGCGTCAGAATCCGTATAAATGCCCAGCAAAGTTGTGGACGGTAGGGGTGGGGCATGTTATGTTTCCAGAGCAGGGCAAGTTAAAGATTGACGACCGTGACGCATTCCAACCGCCTGCTGAAGCTATGCGTAAATACAGCATGGAGGAAGTAAATGGAATTCTTAGAGCAGATTTGGACAGATTTGAGCGCGGGGTCGAGCGTTTCTGCCCTGTTGCACTTACACAAGGTATGTTTGATGGCCTTGTTAGTTTTAGTTTTAATGTCGGCTTGGGAACGCTACAGCGCTCTACGCTTCGTCAAAAGGTTATTAGAGGCGATAAAGAAGGCGCGGCAGAAGAACTCTTGAAGTATTGCATGGCGGGAGGTAAAATTCTCAAAGGGCTGCAAAACCGTCGCATTGATGAACGTGCCTTGTTTCTATCGTAGGACTGCCGATGCCATTAAAGAAGCTTGTACTAAAGCCGGGGGTTAACCGGGAGAACACTCGATATACCAACGAAGGCGGCTGGTATGAGAGTGATAAGGTACGCTTTCGTCAGGGCACGCCAGAGAAGCTTGGGGGGTGGGTACGCCTTTCCGCCAGTACGTTCAGGGGTGTTTGCCGTTCTTTGTGGAATTGGGTAACGCTAGGTGCGCTCAACTTAATTGGTGTGGGCACTAACTTAAAATTTTACATTTCACGCGGTGGAAGTTACTACGACATTACCCCTATTAGGGTAACTAGAACACTTAGCGCAAATCCATTTGTTGGAAACGGTACAACTACAGTCACCATCACAGACGCAGCGCATGGCTGTTTAACGGGTGATTTTGTAACCTACAGCGGTGCTACAGGTACTTATGCAACCACGTTTAACGCAGAGTTTCAAGTAACAGTTGTTAGTGTAAACACGTACACAATTACAACAGGGTCATCAATTACTGCTGGCTCTTACGGTGGCGCTGCTGTTGTTGCGGCGTATCAAATTAATGTTGGCCCAGCATACGCAGTTCCATTAGTTGGTTGGGGTGGCGGAACATGGGGCAGTGGCAAATGGGGCATTGGTGGAACTTCTGTTTCTTCTATCCGTCTGTGGAGCCAAAACAACCTTGGTGAAGACTTGGTGTTTGCTCCTTACCTTGGGCAAATCTATTACTGGGATGCCACTGGCGGTGTAACAACTCGCGGTGTGTTGTTGTCCAGTATTGGCGGTACTGTAACTTTAACTATTGCTTCCCCTTGCGTTATTACTTTGACCAGCGCATTACCTGCGGGTTCAGCCATTCAATTAGCAACAACTGGCGCATTACCAACCGGTTTGGCTATCAGCACTACATACTATTTACTTAACGTATCCGGTTTAACCGCTAATTTATCAGCAACATCAGGCGGTTCTGCAATTAATACATCCGGGGGTCAGTCTGGAGTTCAGTCAATTTCTGTGTTGGGTGATGTCCCTAGTGTACAAAATTTCATTTTTGTGTCTGATGCTAGTCGTTTTACGTTTGCGTTTGGTTGTAATGATTACGACTCTTCTACACAAAACCCAATGCTTGTGCGCTGGTCAGATCAAGAAAATCCAATTATTTGGTATCCAGCCAGTACAAATCAAGCTGGAAGCATTCAACTATCACATGGCTCCGCAATCGTGGCGGCTGT